CAATCAACTTCTATATCGTTTATGACTAAGTTACCAGAGGAACTAAACTTACATAACATAGTAGATTATGATATGCAATTTGAAAAGTCATTTGTAGAACCATTGAAATTTATTACTAGGATTATAAAGTGGCAGATTGATGACAGTTATGGAACACAAGGAACACTAGAGGAGTTTTTTTAATGGCAGGTAAAGGCGATAAACAAAGACCGAGAAAGGTTGATAAAAAAGTATTCGAAGATAATTGGGATAGGATTTTCAAAAAAAAGAAAAAAGAAAATCCCTTACCATTCTGTGATTCACAACCAACCACAGATATGTTTGATAATTTAAATTTAAAACAAGATAGAACAGGAGATAATAATGAGTGACTTTTTGAAAGATATAATTAAAGATACAGGAAATGAATATGCTGGAATAGTTTCTGAAGGTATAGAAGCAGGAGATGTAGAAAACTTTATAGATACAGGTTCTCATGTATTTAATGCTTTACTTTCTGGTTCACTTTACGGTGGACTTCCACAAAACAAAATTACAGCATTAGCTGGAGAAAGTTCTACAGGAAAAACTTTCTTTCTTATGGGAATGGTTAAAAACTTCCTAGACCAAAATCCAAACTCTGGTGTTGTATTCTTTGAATCAGAAAGTGCAATCACAAAACAGATGGTTGTTGATAGAGGAATAGATGCAGATAGAATGGTAATACTTCCTGTAACAACTGTACAAGAGTTTAGACACCAATCATTAAAAGTATTAGAAAGATACATGCAACAAGATGTAGATGTCAGAAGACCACTCTTTATATGTTTAGATTCACTTGGTATGTTATCAACTACTAAAGAAGTGGAAGATACAGATGCTGGAAAAGAAACTAGAGATATGTCAAGGTCACAAATACTGAAAGCTACATTTAGAGTTTTAACTTTAAAACTTGGTAAAGCAAAAGTACCAATGGTTGTAACAAATCATACTTATGATGTTATAGGTTCTATGTTCCCACAAAAAGAAATGGGTGGTGGTAGTGGATTGAAGTATGCTGCTTCAAGTATCATATATCTTTCAAAGAAAAAATTTAAAGATGGTACAGAAGTTGTTGGTAATATAATTCATTGTAAGAATCATAAATCAAGATTGACTGTGGAAAATAAAATGGTTGATGTTTTGTTAACTTATGATAAAGGACTTGATAGGTATTATGGATTACTTGACTTAGCATTAAAACATGAAGTATTCAAACAAGTATCAACTCGTATTGAATTACCAGATGGTACTAAACAATATGCAAAAACAATTAATAATGACCCAGAGAAATATTTTACAGAAGATATAATGAAACAATTAGAAGAAGCTGCAACAAAAGAGTTTAAGTATGGCAACGATAGTTAAAGGTTGTTGTTCAAAATTATTTTTAGATTTCTTTAAACATCAAGTTACGAAATCTACTAAATGGAATTTTAATTATCCTATGGGTAAACCCTTTGAAGATAAACATGCAAAGATAGATGTCATACAAGGTGACACAATACATGATGAATATTTGGCTGGTGTGTCTATGAGTTTGTTAATGATGATACATGAAACTGCAAAAAAACAAAAGCTTAATGTTTCCCTAGACCTTTTGTTTTGTGGCATCTCTATGAAAGATGAACATAGAGAAGATAACTTACATACAGACCACCAGAAAGATGAACTGAAAGACACACCAATCATTAAAGTATTGGGAATATTAAATTCAGATTGGAAAAAATCTTATGGTGGTGGATTTGAACATGGTGGAGTTTTACATTCACCAGAACCAGGCGACTTCATAATATTCGACCCAAGAGTGCCACATAGAGCTCAAGATATACTTACAGATAAAAAAAGAATAGCAATAGATTGGACATTAAAATTATGAATAACTTAATTAAAATATATAATGATGTACTTGATACAGAAACTTGCAACAGTCTTGTTGATAAGTTTAAACAGTTTGAAAATCAACACGAATCATTTGATGACAGAGGAATGGTTTTTACACAAATAAGAATGGCAAAAGAACCTGAGATTTGGAAATCAGAAATAGAAAAATTTACAGAAGTCTTTACAAATAGTTTTACAACATATTTAACAGACACAGGTGTTTCACCACAACAGATGCCAACTAAATACACTTGGGAGCCTATTCGTATTAAAAGATACTTACCAAATAACCATGATGAATTTAGACCACATGTTGATGTAAAATCAAAAATAGAATCTTCAAGATTTTTAGTTTTCTTTATATATCTTTCAGATAATGAAGAAGGCAAAACTACATTTCCACAGTTAGATACACATGCTAATTGTCAGAAAGGTAGTATGTTAATGTTTCCACCAATGTGGCCTTGGTTACATGCTGGAACAAAACCAATAAACGAACCGAAGTATATCATGCAAACTTATTTACATTATGTCGAATAGTATTAAAGAATCATATGTTTATGTAGAAAGTAAAAAACAAGACCAAACTTGTATTGGTATCAAGGGTGGTAAGTATGCTGGTGTAGTTTATAAGTATGGAAATGTTTCTTTAGGTGAAGAAACAGAAGATGGCGAAATGCCATTTAAATTTGAATTTGAAATAATAGATAATAATGCAGTACCAAAAGAAGACTTTAAAGAAGATTTTCATAATCTTGTAGGTGATATTTTAGTAGATATAATTGAGGAACAAAATGCAGAATCAGACAATAGAAAGGACAGCTCTAACTAATCTTTTAAACAATGAAGATTATTTAAGAAAAGTTTTACCATTTATAAAACCAGAATACTTTGATGTCAAAGAAGAAAGAATTATCTTTGATGAGATTGCAAAGTTTGTAGATAAGTATAACAAGAACCCAACACAAATATCTTTAGAAATTGAAGTCAGCACAAGAAAAGATTTAAACGATATTGAACATAGAAAGATTGTTGATATAATTAAAACTCTTAACCCAGAGAAGGTAGATTTTGATTGGTTAGTAGATACTACAGAGAAGTTTGTAAAAGACAAAGCAATCTATAATGCAATCGTAGAGGGTGTTGGTATCATAGATGGTAAGTCTAAAGATAAAACACCAGAATCAATTCCAAGTATTCTAACTGAAGCTCTTGCAGTTTCATTTGATAACTCTGTTGGTCATGATTATCTAGAAGATTCAGAAGCTAGATTTGATTATTATCATCACAAAGAAGAAAGAATTCCTTTTGACTTAGAATTCTTTAACAAGATTACTAAAGGTGGACTTCCACCAAAGACTTTGAATATTGCACTTGCTGGTACAGGTGTTGGTAAATCATTATTCATGTGTCATCAATCTGCAAATTGTTTATCACAAGGAAAGAATGTTTTATACATTACTTTAGAAATGGCAGAGGAAAGAATTGCTGAGAGAATAGATGCTAACATGATGAATATTAGTATCCCAGATTTACATGACTTACCTAAGAAAATGTTTGATGATAAGATTACAAAATTACAAAAGAAAGCAAAAGGTAAACTGATTATAAAAGAGTATCCAACTGCATCGGCACATAGTGGACATTTTAGAGGACTATTAAAAGAACTTGCAATCAAGAAATCTTTCAAACCAGATATTATCTTTATTGATTATCTAAACATTTGTGCATCAAGTAGATTTAAAGCTGGAAATAATATGAACTCTTATACGATTATTAAATCGATTGCAGAGGAACTCAGAGGACTTGCAGTAGAAACGAATGTACCTATTATGTCTGCAACTCAGACAACTAGAAGTGGATTCTCAAATACAGATGTTGGACTAGAAGATACTGCAGAAAGTTTTGGATTACCAGCAACTGCCGATTTAATGTTTGCATTGATAGCTACAGAAGAACTAAATGAACTCAATCAGATTTGTGTCAAACAATTAAAGAACAGATACAACGACCCTACAATGAACAAGAGATTCATCATTGGAATAGATAGAACTAAGATGAAACTCTTTGATGTAGAACTCAAAGCACAAGATGAACTTGTAGACCACGGTCAAAGTGAAGTGCCTGTTGCAGATAAAGGACAAGGATTTGGTAAAGGACAAGGCCCTAATCTATCTGGTAGACCAGATGATTCAAATCCATTCTCAAAAACAGGTCAAGAACAATCCAAAGAAGACAAATACGACAAATTCTCTAAATTAAAAGTTTGATAAATAGATACATAAACTATATTTAAATGGAGAAATTGAATGTCATACAGACGCTCTATGGAGCAGTTAAGACCTGCTCGTACACAAAAACAAAATATTCAAGAAAAGGT